CCGCGCCCCAGTGCCCATCTTCAGGAAACAACCCTCCCCCCCTCCGCCCAGGATCTCTTTTTGATTTAGCATTTGCAAAAAGGAACTGCATCAGACCGTCTCCCCTCCTCAACGTGTCACTGTCCATTGCTTGTCATTGTTCTGAAGCAATGGCCATCCATCTGCACCAATAGCAATTGTACCAAATCCATTCAGATCAATCAAACGCTTCTCTGAATCATGACATGGCTTGCACAGTGACTGCAGTGGTGCAGTCAGAAAGGCAACCCAATCACCATTGTGTGGATTGATGTGGTCTGCAACAGTGGCTGCAACTGCCAGCCCATTGCTCTCACACATAACACAAACAGGATGCATAAACAAATGCCGACGCCGACGTCTGCGCCATACCTCAAGTTGATACCACGAACGTGGATCGTCGTTCCATGGCATCGTTCGACGTTTGCCTACACCGTTGAACATTGACAAACTCTTCTGCTTCACCGCCACGATCAACTGCACCGATCAGCACTGCCCAAACACCGTCACAGCGTTGCGCTGCGCTGCCATCCGCAAACAAGATCCAACTGCAGTTTTGCAAAATGTGTTGCTGCACATCTGCAGATTGCGCGTGAAATGGCGAACTCAAAACAGCATGCGGGCCTTTGGACATTAAATCAAATTCCATCTTTTTCTGCACGTTTGAGCGCACGCATTAATATTTTCTCGGCTTGCCCTGGGTTGATCCAAATCAGTCTGCAGGCTTCTTCAACCGCGAGCTTCAGCGCCTTGGCGGCAATGGCGAGTTTTGTCTCCATGAAAAAATAACATTTTCAACCCAATCGGGGGCGAACAGCTCGCAATATGAGTTAAAACCGCGTGGCCCAAGGACTAGCTAGCCTCGTCCCATCGGCCTTCATGCCACACGGCAGTAGGTGGACCGACAACACCAAGTTGAGCTCGTCAAGTGTTTTTAAATCCGATGTTAGTGGCGTATACAGGAAAAAAACCCCACTAAGATTCATTGGTACAGAAAAAATACCACATTCCTTTTGGCCGTTTTTCAAAAGGTAAATTTCAGCAAAGTCGTTGATAGCAAAAACAGAAATCAAGTGACCAAATTATCCGGTTTTCCGGCGAATCCGCACCTGGGCCGATTGCGGCCGATTGCGGCCGAACCGATGCAGTTGCCAAATACGTGCGCCTAAATATGTGGCGCAAGTATTTGAAATAACAAAATAATTTAACGAATTCACTCCAAAATTAGGTTGCCTTCTGGCAAACTGACCTCGCCCAAAGCCAGCAAAACCTTCTCCCGGCTCTTTTTGGACAAGCCTTGATAGACCCCCACCAACCCCGTCAACGCACCCAGTGTGATGCGCACCCGCTGCCCGTGCCGAAAGCGTGGCTTGCTTGGCAGCTTGATCAGCCCATTTTCGTCTTCATATTTGCGGATGTGGTCCAACTCGTGGTCCTGGACCAGCGCCGGTTGATTATCGCTCTTGCGCCGCAAGAGTCTGCTCACGCCATTAATTTTCCGAACATCTGCCCACGCCTCTGGTGGACCGGCGAACACGTACCTTGGCATTAGCAAGGTGGTGCGCTTATTATGGGAACGGTAGCGCGGCAAATAACAATTCAGCCCAAGCTCTTTCAACGCGCGTTCCACGCGCCGTTCGTATTGAGGGAATGTGACTGCTATCAGACTTGCCACCGACGAGGAGCCCTGCCTCGTGTCTTATCGCTCCAAAGCGCTTGCGCAGGCAAGAAGAATTGACCAATTGCTCGCACAACAGGTTAAGGAGCTTTGCCAGCTTGTTTTTGAATGTGTGTGCCATCAGCTCGGCAAGAGGTTTAACAGGTATGGAAGGTTCTGTTTAACCCTATTTAGATGATTTTCTCTATTTCACCCCGCGAGGGATATACGAAACCTCGAATACCTGCTAAACCTCCTATTTTTAATAGGTTTGCCAGCTTTGCCAGGTTTTATTTTCATTCAATTTAAAAATATTGATGGGTTTGCCAGCTTTGCCAGGTTTTATTTTCATTCAATTTAAAAACATTGATGGATTTGCCAGCTTTTGCCCTTGCTCATATTACAGAATTTGCAAGTGGCTTGAATTTCAGCAGTCTCTTCGTGAAATTTAATCCAACGCTTGCCAAGATCCGTGTCAGAGAGTGTGTTGTAAAATGATATCTTGCCTTGTCGATCTAGCTTAATGTCTTTCAAAGACAAATTCTCAATAACGAGAAATTTTTCAACCAACTTAAACATTGGAATGGTGTGATCGGCATGACACGTTGATAGAGTGATGTTTTTTTCGCATTTGAAATGAATTTGAAGTGGGCACTTGATGATGATGCGGTTGTCATCAAAGCAAAGATTTAATTTCGTGGCCACATCGTGCTCAACGAGATCTCTGAGAACCTGAATTTTTGCTCTAACATCAGCATTCTTATCAAAGCAAGCGTGATAAGAAAAATTTCGCACAGATCCATCAACTCTTACCACAGCGAAACAACTAGACCCTTCTGCATCTTCTATGCAAATGATACTTCTTGCTCCGCATCCTATGACGTCTTCTTTATCAGGATGGAACTCTATTAAATCTAGAATTGCTTTTTTGTTCTCATCTTCAAATGGCATGCCCCATGGCAATCTTGGAATGCGGCTCATTTTGATGTCCTTGTATAACAAGTTTTGATAAAATTTTCTCGCTTCTCCTTTAGTTTGGTAAATTTTATTGCCAATTTTAAATTCAGCCATTGCTGGCTCCTGCTCCCTGCATTGCAACCAGTGCATATTTGTTGATATTGCCAGTGGTTGCTTCAATGCGCAAGCCACCGTGAACCTGGCCTTTAACACTCATCAAAAAATTGCCAAGTCTGCGTGAACTAATTTGATAGCGTGAAACTCCAGCCAACCGCATAAGCACATCAAAAAATTCAGATTGCCAGTTGTTGGCGTTGGCATGGTCTGTAGCCTTGGTAATGATTTGAGCAGCAGTGTAGGCAATGTTGAACTCTAGATGAATCCCCCATTGTTCCATCAATTCATGTACGCTGGAGCGCACAGGATCTTCTCTTCTTGATTGCTCTTGGCTATTCAATGGGTCTGGCATTCCTAACCAAATCAACGGCGCTCTAACAAACTCTGACCAGCCTTCAAAACCAGCATAAGCTGATATTGTTGTTGGTTTATCATCAGCGGCTCGATAAGCCCGCGCAATGGTGAGCGCGGCAGCAATATACTTGCCACGATTGCTGAGTATGTTGTGAATTGGGTTGAAGGTGAATTTACGCAACTCTGGTCGCTCTTCTGCGGTATCTATATTACAAGTCATTGTTCGGCGCACCAAATCGCCCACGACCCGAATATTGTTGCCGTTGGCAATGATGGTTCCAGGCCATTGGATTTCTTTTGATTCAGATCGACCAAGCACACGCACCTTTACAGCGCGTTGGGTGATCATTTGACAAAGCATGGAGCCTTCCAGGTCGTGCGTTAAATTGTCCAATGCGATGATAGGCATGCCTTCCATAATGAAAGTGCTTAAACGTTTTTCCATTTCGACTATTTCACCATTATCATTGACCACTGGACAACGTTGACCGTTGACGATTGTTGAAACAACATCTTGCATGAATGATTTGCCAGTGCCACTTTGGTGTGACAGCACCAAAAATAACGGCGCGAAGTCGAATGCCACACGCAAAATTGGTGTCATGATTGCGGCTATTGCCACAACCTTGTCCAATTCACCAAGAAACGGAAATCCTTTTAACAAATCCTTGAATAGCTGCAACGCTTGCTCCGCATCAGCCTTGGTCGGCGTTTGGGCAATATCTGGCATGGAAAGTTTGCCGTCCCAGAAGGCGTAAATCTTTGTGGCTGCATCAAAGCCTTTGTTCAAAATCAACGAACCGTCCGAGCGCATGGTGGGGCAATGAATCAAGCCTGCCAGAATATCAAACTTCCAGTGCCCAGTGCCAGCCATGCGGCGCAGCATGCGCTCTGGTGCACCCATGCCATCAAACCTGTCTGGTTCACCATTGCGGCCTTTCTTTTTGATGAAGTATTTTGCCACCCCATTCTTGTTCAAGGTGTAATCCAACATATCAACTGTCATGTTGACGATAGAAGGAATTTGTACAATTTGATTGCTATCGATGATGCGCTCTTCCCAGAGCAACATTATCAAACGATGGCTGCGCTTGAACACTGGCGCACACGCTTCAATCAACGCGTCTACACTTTGGTCCACCAAGGAAGCAATTTCTGATGCGCTATCATAAGAATGAGCGCGGATTTCCTTGCCAGGCCTGCGCATTGTGGTTTCATCTGCCACCAAACGGTAGATGTTATCTGTCATGGTTTATGCTCCTCCCATCGTGCATTCGCCTCATTCATTGTTGCGATCAACTTGTTGTCCAACTCAGTCAGCCATTTTGGATTGGCTGCGGTGGCCAAGTAGCTCAATGTGCCATAACCAATGTCGGTCGGCGGTGAGCGGGCCATTGCCGCCCAGCGTGCAGCGGTGGAGCGCGCATCATACTTGCCGGAGCGCCGCAACCAGTTGTCCCAGATCACAAATCCGCTTTGCGACCCACCAGTGCAAGTCCAAATTGCCATGCCAATGTTGTTGCGTTCATGCCAATTCAGCTTGGTCGGCACATGCGCCATCACTGCCGCCACCAAATCCATGTGCACAATTTGATTGTCATCATCATGCAGGTATTGCACGCGCCGATCAAATTGTGGCGTATGCACCAGATCCAGCAACCATTGTGGCGCGTGCGTGAGATGCTCGGCATTGTCCCAGGTGTAAATGCCATCATCCCGTTCCGAAGGCGGTGCAACCACCATGCCGCCATCTGCCCGCACATCAATACCGTTGCCAAGCTTACGGCTGGTGTCATTGCGAATGGTGAGGTGAGGTGGATAAGTAAAATAAAAATGGCGTGACCCGCTGGGCGACAACGCCTGCCGCGTCAACGGCAATTCGCCATGCTGTGCCACCAACGCTGCCAACGTCGCCGCACCATCCACCCCGTGCGCAGCGGTATCCAGCTCCATCACCCAGAACTTATTCTCTTTACCCGTGGGGATGCCGATGTTGGCCGTGGGCCAGCGTTCAAAATCCCGCGCAATCTCCAGCGGGTCGCGGGTGGCTCCCCACCGCACCCCACCATTGCGCGCGGCTGACTTGAAGCTCATCTTGGTGCCGCGTGGCACCGGGAACACCGCGAAGCCGGAGCGTGCATAACTGAGCGCAGCCTGCAGCATTGGGGTTTGCGGCATGGCACGACCGAGACAAGGATTTGTAAACTTGACGCACCAAAACTGGCTGGCTAGACTGCCCCAACTTTTGCGTCGAAGCAAGTGAAATTTCTGCAACTTTTTTTGTCGCCCGCGCGGGAACGAAAAAAGGTCTGTGTCAGGCAAATTTTGCAGTTGCCTTTTTCCAATTGCGAGCGCATGCTGGTCGTCTTCAAGGAACACGTTCTCATGTCAGGTCCATCACCAGCTGTGCAAGCGGCCATCGCTGCCTTGAGCGCACTACCGCACGATCAACGCATGGCGCACGCGCATGCGGCTGCACAACGCTTGTATGAAGTCCAACTCATCATCAAGGATTTGCAAGAGCGGTTGACCGCTGCACGCAATGAGCTCAACGCGCTGCAGTTTGAAACAATGCCAACAATCCTGGACAGCCTTGGTGTGGATCGGCTGGGCGTGCCTGCGCATGACAACCTGCCAGCGTTTGACTTGACACTGGCACCTTATTGTCGCGCGGTGATCCCAGCCAACTGGCTGCCAGAAAAACGCGCCGCTGCATTCGCGGCCTTGACTGAGTTTGGGCATGAGGATCTCATCAAGACAGAAATCACCACAGCCCTGCCGCGTGGCTATCATGCCATGGCGATGCAGATTGTGGAGTCAATTCGCGCCCAGGGCGTGGAGCCAGCCGTCAATGAAAATGTGCACCATGGCACCTTGACAGCATGGGTGAGTTCGCGCTTGGAGGCGCACCAGCCCTTGCCAGATTTGGAAACCATCGGCGCCAGCGTTGGGCGCATTGTCAAACTGAAGGAGCGTAGGGAGTGACAGTTCAATTTTTCAATGCAGCTGTGATTGAATTCAAGGCGATTGAAAAGCGCACTGAGGAAGATTTGTGGCGGCGTGCAGAACTCGCGCACAAGGTGCAACAAGACGCTGCTTATGGCGATTCGACATTGGCAAAATTTGCTGAAAAAGTTGGCGTGGTTGAAAGAACAATAAGGCAATATTGTCAAACTTATCAAAGATTTGGTCAAAACGGTTCCCGGGAACCGTTTTCAGCACTGCGACCATTGCTGGCGCTCAATCGCAATGCGGAGGAACTGGCTGCAGCTGATCGTATTGCTGCGCAACCAAATTTAACACGTTCGCGAGCACAACAAGAGGCAAATCAAGTTCGTGTCAACCGACCGCGCGCTCGTCCAAGGCGTGGTCCACGTCCGCGTCAACCACAAATTGACAACAATGCCAGTGATGCTCGTGATTGGAGCAAGGTTGTTTCATCATATTCAAGTGCTGTGTTGAAAGCCAGACGTGAAGGCAAAAAGATTGTCCGTTTCGAACTCAATGATTTACGTGCCAATAGACTTGAGGTGTTTTGTGATGTGTTAGAAGAGTGTTTGCGAGACTTAAGACAGAAACTTAATCCACGCAGCCATCTACGTGTGGTGACCTAAAGGAGACGGCGGCAATGCACCTTTGGAGCCGTGAAGATTTGGTTCGTGATTTGGCAGAATTGATTTTGCCGCGTTTTTACAATGCTGGTGAAGTTGAAGACGGTCATTTGTTGCGGGCTATTGAAAAAGCATTGGTGCAACATTTAAGATTACCAGAAACTGAACTGTTCAAACGCAATTCTTTCACCTTGCGGTTGACACAAGACATTCGCAATTACTATCAACAGAGAATGATGCCAGAAGATCCAAATTTGCCGATTTATCATCCACGAGGATTTCATAAAGATCCTGCTTTATATTTTGATAAAAGAGATTGGGCGTCCAGAAAACAACTTGGAGAAGTGACTGTGCACGGCTTTCAAGACAATCAAGCAGTCAGATTTCACGAGCAAGGCATTCCAGGTTTCAGATCAGCAAGAGCGCTGCAAAGAATAACACGTGCTAAATCAGAAATGATTCACGCTGAGTTAGAAAGAGTGGAAGAAATTCGCGAAGTCTATCAACAAACAGCTTAAGGGAGATTGAACACGATGAGCGCTAAGAAACAAGAACTGGAACAAGCACCGAACACTGGACCATCGCCAGCATTGCTGGACGAGATGCTCAAGCATGGCGATGCAGGCTTGAGCAAGTCTGCCGCTGACAATTTGGTGCCATTGGTCTATGTGTTGCAAAAAAACTCTCCGCAAGTTGACACCCGCGATCCGCAGCACCTGGCCAATGCCGAGCCGGGCGACATTTGGCTGCGCAATGCCCCCACGCCCATCATCAAGGGCGAAGAAGGCATGTTGTTCCAGCCCTGTTACTTTGAAATCTCTTGGATTGAGTGGGTGCCACGCGACCGTGGTGGTGGGTTTGTGAAGCGACATGTGACGGACCTAAAAAATCCGGAAAAATGCCCAGTGGCCGACGCAGTGTTGCAGCGCGATCATCAAAATCCCAATCGTGTCAAATATGTGCGCCCCAACAACAACGAAATCATTCAAACCCGCAACCATGTTGGTTATGTGCTCAACAATGGGGCGGCACTGCCATTTGTGATCCCGCTGCACTCCACTGGGCACACCTCTTCTCGCACCTGGATGTTTGACATGAATTCCCGCCTGATGCCCAATGGCCGCAGCTATCCAACCTGGGCGCATGTTTATCGCTTGCGCACCAAGTCGCGCACCAACGCCATGGGCACGTGGTTCAGCCTGAACCCGGCTTGGGAGGCTTTCACAGACACGGAGCAGTTCCATCGTGGCACTGCATTGCACGAAGCGTTCGTGGCTGGCACCCAGACCGCCGAGGCGCCAGAAGCAGAAAGCATGCGCGTGGAAGATCAGAATGCACCAATGTGATGCCAGAAGAAACAGAGCAACAAGAACCGGCGGAGCGCAAGCGCTATCTGCGCCGCGATGATGGTAAGATCATGATAGAGCTTGCGCCGCATCAAGCCGTCAATGAAATCTCCGCCGCAAAGTTGAACTTAACCCAACGTCACTCAGGGCAATCGTAATGCTACAAATAGTCGGCGCTGGTTTAGCTGGACTGCTGGCAGCAAACATGTTGCATCGCATGCAGCCGGTGATTTATGAAAAGCAGGACGCACTACCGAACAATCACTCAGCGGTGTTGCGATTCCGCTCCCACAAAGTGGCGGATGCGTTAGGCATTCCGTTCAAAGAAGTGACCATGATCAAGGCGGCAGTGACCTGGTCCAACCCAGTGGCTGATGCTTTGAATTACAGCTTCAAGGTGTTGCATCAATACCGCAGCGATCGTTCTATCATTGCCGGCACCCAGACCGCGCAGCGCTTTGTGGCGCCACCCGGTTTGATCGTTCGCATGGCGGCGCAAATTCCGCAAGAGGCCATCAAGTTGAATCATGATTATCAGTTCCGCAAGCATGCCGCCGTGGCGCCAGTGATCTCCACCATACCAATGCCGGCACTGATGCAGTTGTTGGAGTTTCCAGATCAACCGCAGTTCACCCATCACGCCGGCCGCAACGTGCACGCGCGCATTGAGGATTGTGATGCTTATGTCAGCTTAATGGTGCCTGATCCTATCAGCCCCATCAGCCGCATTTCCGTCACTGGCGATGAGGCCATCGTGGAATGCGTCAACACCAATCCGGAATGGCCGCTGCAAGTCATCATTGATTCCACCGCTGCGCTGCTCGGCATTCCCAGAAAAAAGTTTCACGACGTCACCGAGGTGCGCCAGCACTATGCCAAGATCACGCCCATTGATGAAAATCTCAGGAAAAATTTCATGTGGTGGGCAACTGATAAATTTGGCATCTTCAGCCTTGGCCGCTTCGCCACCTGGCGACCCGGCTTGTTGTTGGACGATCTGGTCAGTGATGTGCAAAAGATCCACGGCTGGACTGGCAACCGTTATGACATGGCGCGCAACCGATGAGCACCGTTAAGCACCGTTATTGCACTTTAAGACACTCTGTTGCAAACAACAAAAACATTTGCTTTTTCTTTTTTTTTGGAGCTTGATTTTGGGAGGCATAATAGGAGGAAAACATGCTAACCAAAAATGCAAGACAAAAGTTGATGGAAATCTTTGGATTTTCCTCATGGCCAGAATTCAAAAGCTGGTTGAAAGAATCAACTCGTCCATTTCCTTATACCATCACTTGGAAAGCTATAGCTAAGGGCAAAAAAATAAAAGGTGGTGAATGCATTCATGCTGTTGCAATCAAGGACGATCCTGCGGTTGACAATGCTTGTGTGTTTGAAAGTTACACTTACATCAAGTTCAAAGGCTCTCCATACATATTTCGTTATCGCACCTCCACTGAAGCACGCAACGACATTCAAATATTTGACATCACCAGTCAAACTGATATGGAACAAGGTGATGTCTTTATTGCTGAACCGATGAGCTTGGCTCGTAGTCGAGACTACAGCAACAATCGTCGCGCGCAAATCAAAGCAGGTGCGTGGATTGTCAATCCGCGCGGACCAAACACCAACATGCGCAGAACACAACAACATCATTACCGGCCATATTGAGGAAGCTAACAATGCCAAGACATCGACCAATGAGTTTTTCCACGCGACGCAGTCGTGATGCCAATGACTGAAGTCAGTCGTATGACAGAAAGGAACAAAACCGAAACCAAGCAAAGCCTAATTTCAAGACAACCAATGGTGAAAAGAAGAGACAATGACTGAAGCAGTCGCACTGGTCGTAGTCTTACTGATCGCGGTGGTGATAACAATCGCGATCTGGGATCGTGTTTCGTCTTAAGAACCATCAGCGCAATGCAGCGGGCGCTGATGCAGAATTGTGTTGCTGCATCGTCGTAGTAGGAGCTAATTATGAGTGAAATACCAAGACCTACCAAAGAAGACTTCAAGGCAATGGATCACTGGACGGTGTTACAGCGTTTGGTGGCTGATGCTTGGGAGACTCATAGAGCAGCATTCAAGGACGAATTAGCCAGACGCATGGCCGATGGGAGAATCACACCAGCTATGCTCAATGGCTTCAATGGCGGGTCGCACACCTATCAAGTGCCACCACAAGCCTCGCCATCCCTAGCACCGGCCACACCACCGCTGCAATCACCAAGTCAACAACCAATCACCTTGAACCTATCGACCAGCCTGCACGAGTTGGCCAACAAGATGATTGCCAGTGGTTGGCGTTGTGAAGGCATGCGTGCTCCGGAACAGGCTTATGACTGGCTGACCTTGGCCACACAGCGGGATGAGTATATGCAAGACATTCCGCCGGAGGGCCAGGACTTCTGGAAGGCGGCATTGACCAAATGGCAGCTTTGGCAAATTCGTCGTGCCAGAGGCGCGACTGACTGAAATTCCTCGGACCAGGAAACCGAGGGATAGGCGGCGAGTGGGTGTTGTTGACAGTCGCTCGCTCGCCGCCACTGCTCACTAACAGGAGAGCGGCATGGCAAATGTCACATTAATTCATTACACTGGCAAAGACACCCCAGACGAAACATGGTACGCGGCGCGTTTGCTGGCATTCAGCAAAAATACAAGATTGCAAATGACGCCAGATGGCCTTAACAAATTCATGATTTCCTTGACGCCAGATGAATTGTTGACCGAGCTGGAATACATGAGCAGCACCATTGCAAGCTCATGGGAATTGATTTCTGTAATGTTTGCGATCAATGAGGTATCACGTGCCTGCGCACAACAAATTACCCGCACTCGCACAGCAAGTTATTGTATGCAATCGCAACGCGTCACCAACATGAAAGATGTGACCGCGCACATTCCGCATACTGTACCAGCTGAAAAGCTGGCGCACTATCAGCTAGCATTGTCAACTGGGTTGGCCAGTTACCAAAGTCTAGTCGCGGAAGGCGTCAGCTTGGAGGACGCGCGTGGTGTGCTCCCGATGAACACCCATTGCAACCTGCTGGCCAAATACAATTTCCGTGCCTGGGTTGATTTGATCCGCGCCCGTGACAGCTTGCGGGTGCAAGATGAATATCATGCCGTGATCCTGGCCATGAAGGCAGCAGTGCTAGAGGTTTGGCCATGGGCCATCACCTTCATCGAGCCTAAGGCCATCAAGGCCATTGCGCTGATAGAAGAACTGGCGCAAGAATTGTCCCCGCAGCAACGCACCAGGTTGGCCAAAGCCGCTGACCTGATCAAGAAGGAGACAGCATGAACCTTTCCTTCGCGAGCTTACGCGCGGCCAATGATACAAGGCAACCGCAATGGGAAACTGGTGCCGAATTTTCCCTGGAATATCTTGGTTGCGCCTTGGCTGGTGAGGTTGGCGAGGCTTGTAACATCATCAAGAAGCTTGTCAGAGCGCAACTCACACCAAAAGGCACGCGTGCCACTGACGAGCAACTGGCCAGTGAATTGGCAGACTGCATCATTTACATTGACTTGATCGCGCGCAAGAAAAACATCAACCTGAGTGAGGCTGTGATCAGCAAGTTCAATCTGGTCTCAAAAAAGTTCGACCTTGGTGTGGAGTTAATAGGAGAATGATGATGACACCGGCAACATGCTTTTACTGCGGACTGGTCGTGCGCACGGAACAGAAGTTTGTGATCATGAATGACCCCAACGGCTCCGGCCAGCTGGTGGTGGCGCACAAGGAGCACACCAAAAGTGGCGGCAATGCGCAGTCCCCACCGCAATATAGTGCGACAGAAACTGTGCGAGATCGTTGAACCATGAGTGTTCTGGTCATCGATGGTGCTGTTCGTGTGGCTGTCGCTGAACTGATCGACCGCGCCCGCCGAAAACCGTTTCTGTGGGGCAAGCTGCCAGTGTTTGGCGACGAAAAGCTCCATCTCAAACTCGAAGACCGGCCAACAGGTTTCGATCGCAGTGCGTTTCGTCCTGAGCATCTGATGATCGGCAGCTACATGTGTGCATTTTCCATCGAACAGCAACCGGCTGGATTCGTGCGCCATCTCTCGGTGTCGGTGGCGCGCAAGGGCAAGCTGCCAAACTTCCCGGCGATGCAAATGCTCAGCGAGCTATTCGAATTTGATGAATTCCCGCCGACCAAGGGGCGGTTGTGGGTCGAGGAATTCGAGCCCGGGCATGAAGCGATCAACGTGGCAGAAGTGATCAGTGAGCAAGAAGCTGGTCATGCTTGATCAGAAAGTGACGCAGCAATGATCATCATCACTGATCTGGATGGCACCTTGGCACATGCGGCTTGGCGCGCCAACCTGATGCATGATTGGGATGCTTATCATGCTGCTTCTATTGCGGACAAGCCCAATCAACCCATGATTGACTTCATCAAACGGTTGGGTGCACTGGGCCATGTGGTTTGTATCACGGCGCGACCAGAACGCTGGCGCCAGCTCACCAATGATTGGCTGTTGCGCAACGCAGTGCAGCTGTCCTATTTGTCCATGCGGCCCAATGACGACCGCCGTCCTTCGCCTTTGGTGAAGATTGATTTGGCGCTGGCGCTCCTCAAACAGCTGGATGCCAGCGAGGTCATCGCCATTGATGATCGGGCAGACGTGGTCGCCGCTTATCAAGCGCAAGGCTGGGTCGCGCTACAAGCGCAGGAGGTTTGACTTGAACAACGTCATCATCACTGGCAGCTCTTCTGGCTTGGGCGCGGCCATTCATGAGGCCATGGCTGGACACCACCACATCATTGGTTGGTCCACAGAGGATCTGGATCTGTGCGACCCGGAAGATATCAAGGTGATGGCAGCGATGGCACCCGCGCAAGTTGACATCTTGATCAATTGCGCAGGCATCAATGCCATTGACTATTTGCCCAATGTCGCTACCGAGACATGGGACATGGTGATGAACGTCAATGCCCGCGCCATCATGCTCACCACCCAGGCGCTGCTGCCCAAGATGCAGGGCGGCACCATCCTCAACATTGTCTCCAACGCGGCGCATCTTCCGATGACCGCAAGTTTAGCATATTGCGCGTCAAAATCGGCAGCTTGGTCAATGACACAACAGCTTGCCAGGGAGTTGATTAAGACGCACAATATAACTGTTTTTGGCATTGCTCCAAATAAGCTAGCTGGCACCAAGATGTCAAAATATATTGAAGGTCGGGTGCAAGAACTGCGCGGCTGGACGGCGGAGCAGGCACGTGATTATCAGCTTGCTGCATTGCCCGCAGGGGCTGAAACCCCGCCCAAAGTGTTGGCGGAGTTTATCGCATTCCTCTTGAGCGAAAAAGAGCGCCATCGTTATTTAAATGGCTGCGTGCTTTCCTACGGGGGTCCGCAATGAGCGGAACAGCAGCCGGTGCAATTAAAAAACACTTGCCGTTAACAGCACACATCAAAAAATATTCGCGAATTGCAAAAAACGGTTGTTGGCTTTGGTTGCGTGGCCTCAGTGATGATGGCTATGGAAAATTTAGATATAAAGGCAATTACCACAGCGCTGCACGTTGGTCTTATCTTGCTTTTGTTGGCAAAATACCTGCAGGTTTAATCGTTCTGCACAATTGTGACAATCCACGTTGTGTTAATCCGTCACATCTTCGCATTGGCACGCACAAAGATAATCGCAAAGATTTTATGGAACGCAATCCAAATGCATTTCGAATAATGAGAGCAAACATAAAATGCGCCAATGACACTTTGACGCCAGAACAAAGAAAGCAATACGCCAAAATGGGTGGTGAAGCGATGTGGGCTAAACGACCACTTCCACATCAGAGAAAGAATATGGGAGTGAGAAATTTTTGGAATTCGATGTCAAAAAAAGAACGCGCTGAGTTTGTTAAACAGCGCACAATCAAAATCATTGCAGGCCACAGACGAAACAGAAACATCTCATTTGGAGCAAATTCATGAAGATGGATCAAGTGGCCCTGTACGCCGCTGACGAGCGTGTGGCCAAGGGGATCATGGCTGATTTCAACTTGCTGGAGGCGACGTGGATCCGCGACGTGGTCACCGCACACTCCAAGGTAGTGATCGGCAATGAGATCAAGACCGGTGAAAACGTGGCGGAACTTTTATTTAATTATGACCTTGGTGGAATCGAACTTGAAATCATTCGCTACCTTTCTGGCCCGCATTGGCACATGCCACGCTTGGCCAACCGCAAGTTCATCTCCCACATTGGCATTCACCTGGATAACGACGAGCCATTCCCGCTGATCAGCGGCCGCATCGTGCAGGAAACCTTCACCCTTAGTCATACCTCAGACTATCTCACAAAGCCGGGTAGCCCAGGCTACCTGCGCAAGTATCATTACCGCATCATTGAATTGAGTCCAGGCAGTTACATCAAATTCATTCGCCGCATTCCACCAACGCAGGAGGCCCGCAAATGATCCGACGACTGTGGCGCCGCTACATGGCGGACATTGACGAATACGAGCAGGCCGCGCGCGCCAGCGGTGACGAGCTAATGCTGGCGATGGTGCAGACGTTCAAAACCAGCCGCATCTCCGCGCTGTGTATGGCAGCGGTGATGTTGCTGTTCTTGTGCGTAGTGGCTTGGAAGCACCTATAGGAGTTGTTTATGCTTGTTGCATGCAGCCTTCATGGACCAATCAATCCAACCATAGCCATGACTAATCTTCCACGACAGTTCTTCGAACTGAATGACTGGGCGCTGTGGGTCTGGTGGGATGAAATTCCGTTTATCTGGGAGGTTGCACCATGACAGTTGAGTCATTGCAATATTGCTTGAGTGATGAAACGCAAGAAATCATTGACAGATTATTGGATGAATTTCTGTTGAGCTGTATGGGCAAGAATGACATGAGCGTTGTCAGCGCAATGCTAGCTTCCGCAGCCATAATAATTGCCACCCATTGCCAGCGCACCGGGCAAGACTTTCATGAATTGTCAGGCATGGCTTGCGTGCAATTGACCACAGCGCTGAAGATAGTTGGGGAACGGCAATGATCGATGCCGCTGACAAACTGCGTGATGCTAGCGAAACGTTCAAGGAACGCGGCGGAGTTTACCGCGACAATCACGAACGTTTGGCTGGTGCATTGGTTGCATTGTTCCCAGATGGCATTGAATTGATAACATCAGAAGATCATGCGCGGTTCGTGTTGCTCAGCTTGGTGCTGGTCAAGCTGACACGTTATGCGGTGCAATGGCCAGACAGTCACATCGATTCAATCGATGACGCCATAGTCTACCTGGCAATGCTGGGAGCGCGCGATGTCAACAATAGAAATAACGGTGAGCATGGACAACGTGATGATATGCGGCCAACTGCTGCAGCGCCCTCGGCAGACGTCGCGTAGTGAATGGCTAGAGTTCTGGCAGGATGTGATTGATGATTGCCTTGATACTGGATACCGAAACGACATCGCTGATCCCCAATCGCAAACTACGCGATGACATGTTGCCGGAGATCATTGAGTTTTATGGTGAGGTTGTCAACCTGGTGGATGGCGTCGTCATCGCGCAATTGGATTGTCTGATCCGTCCACGCCAAGCGTTGAAAGCAGAAACCACTGATATCACTGGCATCACCAACGCGATGCTGGCAGACCAGCCCAGCTTCAAGGAATGTGCCGACGCCATCTTCACCTTCATTGAATCTGCTGAGGTGGTGATCGCCCACAATGCTACGTATGATCAGGAATGCCTTGACATTGAGGCGGAACGGCTGGCATACTCAATCAAGTGGCCGCGCACAATTTGCTCCGTGGAGCAGTCAGAACACCTGACTGGCAAGCGGCTGTCATTGGGCAAGCTGCACGAACATCTGTTTGGGCAGAAGTTCGCCGACGCGCATCGCGCCAAGAGCGATGTCAAGGCGCTGACACGGTGCTGTGTTGAACTTTTCAAACGTGGAGAGCTATGATGCCAATTTGCAAATGTTGTCAAGGCAAAGGTCTGATTGAAATGGTCATCTTGGATGATCATTTTGAACCAATAGATCGTGGCACCGAACCTTGCCAAGTGTGTGGTGGCAGAGGTTTTGTATTGCACGAACAGTCTGATGATGCAGATCCATTTGGACCACCTCAAAATGCGAATTAGAACCGGATATAGCTTCCGCACCGCCATCGGCCACATTGATGATGTGATCAAGCGGCTGCAGGAAATTGGCTGGACCGCTGCACCCATCTCTGATCGGGTGTCAACCTTTGGCTTCAATCGCTGGACCAAG